CTACCTCTGCTCCAAGACTAGTTTTTAAGTTGTATTGTTTACTTTACTTCAACAATACTTCTTGCTTTTACAGGTACATTAGTTGAACTTGTATAAGAGTTGTATTTAATAAAACAAGGTAATTTAGTAAGTGTATCTTTCATAATTTCATACACTTTATCGTGATTATAAGTACATGATTTACCATTTTTAAAATCAACATTTATAGTTGTGTTTTTACCTATTAAAGATTTACGTATTACAAATCTTTTAGAATTAATTGTATTTGTCATAATTTAGAATTTAAGTTATTATTTATTTGTTATTTATATTATTATCTAGTTGTATTAGTATTAACGTTCGAAAGTGTTAATTTGTTTACTTATTGTAAATGTCATAATGTCATTGCACATTGTGTCATGATGTCATAATGTGAATTATAATATTTATAAAAGAAATTATAAATAGTATGAATAAAAATTTAGATAAGTAATTTGATAGTTTTTCAATTGTGTTATGCATTGTAATTATTTTTTTGTTACATTTATATTATCTAAGTATCATTGTATTAACTTTCGAAAAGTATAAACGTAAAAAGTTTCATGCAAAATACCTAAAAAAAGGCCAGACTGGCCAAAAAAAAGGGCTTTTACAGAAAAAACGAAGGTAAAAACGGGTAGGGGGGACACTATACCTCTCTATTTGCAACAACTTTTTTAAATCCTCTTCCCCTTATGATATTATACTACGTATAATATCTAGATAGGAGTAAGGTATTATATAATAGATATACTATATTACACAGGTTTTTGTAAATTTACTCTTTTTTGTGTGAGTATATAGATTATAGACAAATAAATTTAAACAAATGGCAGACATCTCATCATATCCGATCGGAACACCTTCTTCAGGAGACATGGTACCAGGAACACAGGTTACAAAAGACTCTAGCGGTAATACGATAAATCTAACAAAAAATTTTACAGTAGATAGCATTGCTGGTTTTGCAGATGCTACTGCTGCTTATACTTCATACGTAGCTTTACTTACCCAAACTTCAGGTGCTCCAGTTGCAACGGTGGTACAAAATACTACAGGAGCAACGTTTACATGGAGTTATGTATCTGGAGGAACATACGAGGTAACAGCAAGCAGTTCAATATTTACAGCTAATAAAACATTAGTGTTTAATAACAACGGTATTGATAATGGTGGTGGTAATACTCCTCCACAATGGTCACGAACAAGTTCAACTGTAATTAGAATAACAACTGGCGGTATAGATAATGCTATTCAAAATGGTTCTTTTGAAATAAGAATATATACATAACAAATAAAATATGGCTAGAATACGTTCGTACCCGTACGATACTACTGTTACTGATAACGATGCGTGGATAGGAACGGACTCAGCAACAAGAAATACTAAACAATTTACAGCGAAAGCAGTTGCTTTATATTTAAACATAAATGGTAAAGTTTCTATTTCAGCTCAAATGGTTTACAAATTTAATCCAGATGCAGCTAATACTGGAGAGTTTACGGGTGTAGCAGATGGTACTAATTTTTCATCAATAAGTAGTTTAACAATAAACAACACAGATGCTAGCGGACAAAATGTAGTACCTTTTTTAACATACTTAGTAAATTCTGAAATATTAATTAGCGAACAAAATAGTATTAGCAACTTTGGTCACTATACCATAGATACTTTTACATCGGGAACAACTACATCAGTTTTATCATTAAGTTATAAAGGAGGTAACGGTAGTTTAGAAACAACTAAATACTACGACTTTGCCGCTTTTTCATTAGCTGGTGATAAAACATTTGTATTTACACAAGGTGTACCAGCATCGACATGGACTATAGTACATAACTTAGGTAAATTTCCATCTGTATCAGTAGTAGACACTGCTGACAGCTCAGTATTTGGAGATGTAACATATATAAACAATAATGAATTAACAGTAGCTTTTTCAGCAACATTTGCTGGTAAAGCATTTTTAAACTAACACAACAATGGCAATAGAATTTTTAAATTCGGTAGATTTTAATCAGAATCAATTAATCGCACCGGTAATAGAAAACTTAGGAACACAACCTGGCTCACCAAGTGAAGGTCAAATGTATTATAACAATACAGGAGGTAGTACAGATATGTACTTCTGGAATGGATCAGCATTTGTATCCATGAGTGGTGGTATGAGTAACTGGATATTAAGAGACGATACTGGTTCTGCATCCGATGTAACAATAAGCGATGGAGTGTTTGTTACATTTGCTGCACAAACAGGAGCATTAGGAACGTCACTTTCCGGTGCAGGTACTACAGGTAATCCATATAAAATGACAATTACTTCTCCAAACACAGAATATAGCGTAGCTACTACTTCTGCTCTTGGACTAGTAAAACTTGGTGATGATACTACGCAATCAACAGCTGGTAATACAGTAACTACTACTGCAAGTAGATCTTATAAAATACAGTTAAACGGTGATAACCAAATGTTAGTAAACGTTCCATGGACAGATAATAACACAGAGTACAGTATGATGACATCGTCTGTACTAGGTCTTGGAAAATTATTTTCTGATACACAACAAGACACAGCAGCCAACACTGTAAGCTCTACAGCTTCTAGAACATATGGTATTCAAGCTAATAGTAGTGATCAGCTAGTAGTTAACGTGCCTTGGACAGATAATAACACAGAATATAGTGCAGCAACTTCTTCTGTACTAGGTTTAATGAAATTGTTTTCAGACACTCAACAAGATACCGCTGCAGAAACCGTGTCAAGTACAGCTAGTCGTACTTACGGTATTCAATTTAATTCTAGTGATCAAGCCGTTGTAAACGTACCGTGGTCAGATACTAATACTCAAAATACTTATGTATTAGATAAAGCAGCTGGTAGTACTGATTTAAAATTATTTAAAAATGGTTCTGGAACCGCGCAAGATACGATACAATTTACTGGAACAAGTAATGAGGTAGAAGTAACAGGAGTAGCAGAAGATGTTTATGTGTTTGGTTTACCAGATGATGTTACAATAGCCGGTGAATTAACAGTATCAGGTACTGGTCAATCTAGTTTTGCTGGTCAAGTAACAGTACCAGAAACTCCACAAAATGACGGTGATGCTGCTTCTAAAAAATATGTAGATGATTTACTTTCTGGTGGTTTAACATTTAAAGGAACATTTAGAGCTGATAGCGGTTTAATATTATCAGGTACTAACTCTGGATCTTACTTATATCAATTAACTGGTTCTAACTTTGATCCTTCTGCAGCTAGGGTTGAAGTAAAAGTTGGTGATTACTATGTAGTAGCAAATACTGGTGGTAATTTCTACGGTGATGGTGGTACTGGTACATGTGCAACTACTAGTTTCTTAGATATTGGTGATGCAGTAATAGGTGTTTCAGCTGCAAGTGCTAATGCTTCTGTTTGTTCAGATTGGTCATTAATATCTCAAGGTGTGGTTGTAAACAGTGTTACAACAACTGATGGTACATATATTGATTTAACACCAAACTCAGCAACAACAGGCGCAGTAACAGTAACCGCAGATTTAAGTGCTGTAGATGGTACTTCTGATACAACTACAAGATTTTTAAGTAAAGATAATACGTGGGACGTACCTTCTTATACAACTAATACAGATGAAAAATACGATTTAAACGCTACAACAAGTGGTAGTGATGTAAATTTAAATCTTACATCTGAATCAGGAAGTGATGATTCAGTTGTAAAGTTAGTAGCTGGTTCAAATATAACATTAACAAGAGATAGCGCTACTCAAGTTACAATTGCTTCAACAGATACTGGAGCTCTTGGTGTAAGCATATTACTTAACAGTAGTTTAGCTTATGTAAGTAAAGTTGCTGCAGGTGGTTTAACAACTTTTGCAGTTAACGTGGCGAATTCTAATGTATTCGGATCTGGCAAAACAGCAGTAAACGTTAAATGTGAAGTAATAGATGCCGCAACATCTGGAGCTAATGCTGGTCAAACAGTGTTTGCTGATGTTGGTAGAGGTATTGACGGAGGCGGTGCAACTTATGGAACAGCCTCATTAAATATAGCTTTTGCAGGAACAGTAGCAGATTCAGCTTATAGAGTATTACTTACATACGTAGGTTAATAACAAATCAAATTAAATTAAATGGCGATAAATTTATTAAATAATTCAGAAGTCGCAGGGACACTAACTATACGCGCAGACGGAACTAGTAGCCCATCAGATAGTAATAAACTAATATTTAAAGGTATTGGTGACTTCGGTGTTGAAATAACTCGTGGTGAAATACAACTTTTAGATGATGACGTAAATCCTAATGGTTCTAACATGTCGTTTAAAGTATCAGATGACAATGGAGATTTACAAACTTATCTGACTATAGATGGTTATGGTTTTGTAGGCATAAATACAGCAACACCATCAAATACACTTGAAGTAAATGGAAGTGTTAAAGTAGGAACTACACTTAATGTAGGAACTATTAATAACGCTTCATCTGATACTGATAAGTTTTTAGTAAGTGATAGTGGTGTTTTAAAATATAGAACAGGTGCTGAAGTTTTATCTGATATAGGCGCTGCATCTTCTGGTTCTTTAGCAAGTTACTTACCACTCGCTGGTGGAACTATGACTGGTAATATTGTAATGAATAACAACGATATTACCGGTGTCAATAAAATTAATTTTGATGATGGTGTAGAATTATTTGGAGCTGGTAATAATAATTATTTAAAATTTAAGTCATTATCTACTTCTAATGGTGGTATATTATTTCAAGATGGGGATAGTACTACGCAAGGTTATTTATATTATGATGGTGCCGCTACCTCTGCAATTGGTTTTTTAACTGGTTCAGGAGAGTGGGCTGTAAGATGTATAGAAAACGATTCTGTAGAGTTAAGACATAATAACAGTGTAAAATTAACTACTGAAAGTGGAGGTGTTAATATAACAGGAACAGTAACTGCCACAACATTTTCTGGTGATTTAAATGGTACAATCAATACTGCTACAACAGCAACAACGCAATCAGCAAGTGATAACTCAACTAAAGTAGCTACAACAGCTTACGTAGATACAGCTGTTTCTAATGCTCCTCAAGGTACTGTAACAAGTGTAAGTGCAACGGCACCAGTAACTTCAACAGGAGGAACAACTCCAACTATTGCGGTTGATACAGCTGCAGTAAGCAGCGCTTCATCTAAATTAGCTACAGGCGCACAAATACAAACAGCTATAGAATCTTCAGTTTCAGGAAGTTCTAATCGTGTAGCAAAATTTACCGCTGACCATGTTGTTGGAAATTCAGAAATAGTAGATACTGGAACTTCTATTACAATGGGTAAAGATACTTCAGCTGCATCAACTTTGTATTTAGATACTGATAATAGAAAAGTTGGATTTAGAACAGAAACACCTGGTTCTGCTTTTGATGTTAATGGAACAACAAGAGTAAGAAACCAATTAAACGTAGGACATACTACTGAGCAAAACTTATATGTAGATGGCGATGGTACAGCTGGTGGAAGATATGTTAAAATGGGTAACTATGGTAGTGGTAATTATTTTGGAATAACAAGCTCTGAAAATCAACCTAAATACTGCGCATCGTTTGGAAGTGCAGGTAAGATAGTTGAAGATATGCGTATTGTCACTATTAAATTATCAGGTAACGCCTTTAAATTATTAAAAACCACAGGTACAACATTATTGGCAGCACCAGGGTCTAATAGCTTTATAATACCCTATGAGTGTATAATACATAATAGCGGTGGTACTTCAGGTAATTGGAATAGTACTTCTAGCACAACAGCTGCTATAGGTTTTTGTGACAACACTACTTGTAATTATCCAGGTCAATTTAATAGACTTTTTGTTATAAACAATACTTTGTTAAATACAAATGCTGCTTGGTATTATGCTGCCGGTATAGCAACTACTGGTAAAGCAATGGCTTTAAATAAACCACTATTATTAAAAGCTTCTCAAGATATTACTACTGCACCAACAGGAAGTTGGTATATACAGATTAGATACCAAGTAATGAATAAAGATTCAGGCTTAGTAAACAATGTAGATATTACTAAAACTACAAATTAAGTAAAATATATATAAAACCAGTAACTATAAACATATACCCTGCTCGGGTAGAGCAATAAACCAAATATAAACTTAAAACCAAAATTATGACGTTTTATTATCAGACTAGAACGTGGAATAGTCAACCACAAATTTCAGAAGAAACCATTAACCTTTGGAAACATCTTTCAGAAAAAAAGAACTGGAGGATAACTCAATTACCTAACGGTTTTTATCAAACTGAATACCAAGATCCAAATGAAGATACTTGGCACGACGTAACTCGTAGAGAAACTATTGAAGGAGCAGAAGCTGCTATTGATGGATCAGTAGAGCACTATGCTAAAAAAATAGATTTTTTGAAAGGGCCAAAAGTCGTAAAAACCTTTGAATAACAATTAAATTAAATACAATTAAATTATGTCAGACGCTATAGTCAAAAACCTTAACTTCGGTAATGAAGCTAGGGAACAAGTATTTAAGGGTATAACAAAACTTACACAAGCTGTTAGCTCCACACTAGGAGCTAGCGGTAAGTGTGTTATTTTAGAAGACGCTACAGGTAAACCAATAATAACAAAAGATGGTGTTACAGTAGCTGATTCAGTAACATTGTTAGATCCTGTAGAAAACATGGGCGCTACACTTTTAAAAGAAGCTGCTCGCAAAACAGTAAAAGAAGCCGGAGACGGAACAACTACAGCTACAATACTAGCTTACAATATATTAAAAGAAGCATATAAAATATCTAATAAATCTAATTCTAGATTATTAAAAGAAGGTATAAACAAAGCTGTTAAAAAAGTAATAAAATATTTAGAATCTATTGCAATGCCTGTTAAAGGTGAAATGATAGATCAAATAGCTACTATATCTACAAACAATGATAAAGAGCTTGGTAAATTAATTGCCGATGCATTTAGAAGTGTAGATCTTACAGGTGTTGTAATGATGGAACCATCACCTATAGGTAAAACTGAAATACAGTTTGTAGAAGGAGCTCAATACGATAAAGGACTTAAAAACTCACACTTTATAACAAATAAAGAAACAAAGTCTGCTGAATTAGAAAATCCATTAGTACTGTTAATTGAATCACCAGTTGATACCATAAGACAAATACAAACAGTGCTAGAGTACGTTATAAAAAACAATAAACCTTTGCTTATTATTGGCGACTTAGAACAAGGTGTTTTATCGGCTCTAGCTATGAATAAAATAAAAGGTAATATAAAAGTTAATGTAGTTGACGCCCCAACATATGGTGTCAATAGAAAACAAATGTTTGATGATTTATCTTTATTAACAGGCGCTACTATAATAAATGAAGATTTAGGTGATGACTTAGATTTAATAAAAATAGAGTATCTTGGAACTTGTGATAAAAGTATTACAACATATAGTGAAACTATTATACAAGTAGGTGAAACATCAGAAGATGTTAAAAAAGTAATAGAAAGTATAAACCAAAAATTATTACAAAAAAATTCAGCAAACGAGGTTATTAAGTTAGAAAAAAGATTAGCCATGTTGGCTGCTAAAATTGCTATAGTAAAAATAGGCGCTAATTCTGATATTGAATTAAAAGAAAAACAAGACAGAGTTGAAGACGCTATATGTGCTACTAAAGCTGCTATAAAAGAAGGAATTGTTCCAGGTGGCGGTGTTGCTTTATTAAATGCTTCTATTGAAATAGAATCAAAAAATGAAGGTGAAAAAGTTTTATCACAAGCAATAATGTCTCCTTATAAAACAATACTTGAAAACGCTGGATATGAAGAAATAACAATATCTGGTGAAGACGGTCATGGTATTGACGTAGTTACAGGAAATATGGTACACATGATTAATAACGGTATTATTGATCCGTTGTTAGTTACAAAAAGCGCTCTTCAAAACGCAGCTTCAGTAGCAACTACTATTTTATCAACCGATTGTGTAATTAATAATATTAGAATTAATGAAAGCAATAGGTAGAAATTTAGTAATAAAAAAAGTAAAAGAAGGAACTACTAAAACAAAAGGTGGTTTACTTCTTGCAGAAAACCAAAGAGAAGATATTAGATATGTAGAGGCTAGTGTAGTATCTGTAGGTTCAGAGGTAAATGGAGTAAATGAAGGTGATAAAATATTTTTTGATAGACATGCTGGTCATATTATAGAAATAGATAAAAATAACTATCACGTTATAAAAGCTCAAGATGTAGTTATAGTATTATGAAAATAAGCGCTGATGATATTAAGAATTTAAACTTAATGAAACATTATCGTATAATACGTAAGTGGGCTTGTAAAAATAATAATTTAACTGATAGTGATTTAGAGTTATTAATATATCTTGATTGCATAGATTTATTTACAATAAAAGATTTTAAAACAGGGACATATACTTATAGTTGGAATAATAGGCGCTGGAATAAACTAATACAAAATAATTGGATAGTTGTTTGGCGTAATAGAAATAGAACAACTCAAAAGTACAATATATATAAAGTTTCATTTAAAGGTAAACAACTAATAAAACGTATATATAGAATAATGTTAGGCGATGAAGATATAAATGTAGCTAGTAGAAATAAAATAGTAACTGGCACATCATATATGGACAAAGTTATGACAAAAGCTATTTATAATTTAAACAAAGATAAAACAAGATGAGCAATAGTGCAATAAAATTTGGAGCAATAGGCAGAATAGGTCAGATGTTTGGCATGATGGGTAATAACCCTAGTATAAATGCTTTAACAAATGCTAACGCTATGGCTGCTCAACAAGCAGCTGCTGGACAAGCTAATTTAGCAATGCAAGGCGCTGCTCAACCTATGGGTAGTGGTATGAAAAACGATATGTCACAAATGGTGATGGACGCAAGTATGCCATCATTTGATCCTTCATCTCAAGCAGTAGGTATGGGTATTTTTGGTGGTAGAGATGCAAGGAGAAGAGCATTAATGGGTACTCCGTTAATGGGTCATGATGAAGCTTTAGTAGAGCGTATTGAATCAGAAATAAAAGATATTAAAGCAAACGGTGAAGATTCAAAATTTTTAAACGAAGGTGAAGATCCACAAGACGCTGTTTATGAAAGACAATCACGTATAGCTCAAGAAAAGAAAAAACACGAAGAAAAAGAATAAATAAAAACAATTAACCATGATGCACAAAAAATATGATCCAGCAATGGAAAAATTAAAGCCAGGTACTAAAGTTGGTATAGTAGGTGAATCTCATATATGGGACGGCCCGCTAGATCAAACAGGTAGATTACACTCTCCAGGTTCAAGCTCTGGAATTACTGGTAAACAAGTTTTAAAAGAAAAGGTCATGTATGAATCAGGACCTGTTACACTTAGATGCTGCGAGCATAAAATGAAATAATTATGTATACACAATATAATAGTCCATTTTTTAAAGCTGGAAAAGGCTGTGCTAAATCAGAAGGAGGTTCAGGCTGTATAGTAAAAAGAGGTGATAAGTTCGTAATATTAAATAATAAAAAAGGTGGTATATGGAGAGATGGTTTTGCTTCAAAATCTGAAGCAGAAAAAGCTTTAGCTGCTTACCATGCAAATAGCTAGTTATGTCATTTTCAGAATCATTTTTTAAAAAAAATCCGATAAGGAACAACGCTTCTAACGTTACAAAACCACAGAAGCCAACTCCACCGCCACCACCGCCAATGTCAGAATCAGAAAAAAAGCGAATGCATGCTACTCAATCAGTTACTGATAAATCTATTAGAGAACAAGATTATCCAGGGCAACACGGTGTTATTATAGGTGAGGGCGCTCCTGAAATGTCGCCGTTAAATGCAACAGCTACAGGTGGATATGAAGGCGCTGCTGATACAATAGGAGGCGCTACATATTACCCAACTTCTGGTATGTATAGAGAAATGTTTGATAAACTCGGTAAAGATATAGCTACTGCAATAGATGGTCCAACTCCAGAAAAACAAGATGAAGCTGTTGTTAGTGACGTAGAAATGTACACACATACAGATGGTACACAAGTACCAATGGGATCTATAGAGCATTTTCAACTTGAATCTGATGGTGGAAATAAAAGACCTACTACTTGGTTAGCGTGGAAGCAAGGACAAGAGTCAGGTGAAGAATCAGTACCAGTTGTTGAAAATGAACCACCAAAAAACGAAGACAATACAGACACTAATTTAAATCAAGATCCAAGAAATAATCCTGATTCAAAAGTTAACACAGACGCTGTAGAAAATTTAAACGCCTCTATAAAAGACGGTATTAACACAAAATTATTTGAATAAAAATGGGAAAAAATTTACATAAAGGATATTACGGACAATACTCTGGAAACTCTAAGTTTTCAAAAAAACACGACGAAGACTACGATGCTAAAGAAGCTTACAATAAAAATTTAACAGCTTCAGCAAGATTACATTATTTAGAAAATCTTAGACATGATCATGATTCAGCTGCTAAGCATATTAATGAGTTTATGGATGAAAATCATCAGCACAATAAAAATCATGATGAAAGACCTATGCACTCTCATAAAAACTATGAACCTAAGAAAAAAGCAGCTCCTAAAATGAGTGCATTACCAGCACATGGTGATGAATTTAGAGAAAAAGCTAAAGCTGCTTCTAAAGGTGAACAAGGAGATTATAATTATGATGATCCTAAAGTAGTAGCATTATTAGATAAAGCAAAAAAAGCAGATGCTGAACATCAAAAAGAACAACCTGATGCAGCAGTAAAAATGAGTGCTTTACATGTTGAAGGTGGTAAAGCTGCGCACGCTTCAATGGGTTCAATAAGAAAATATCAAGAACATATAAAGGTTCAGCAACACCATACTGATCCTAGTGCACCAAGGGACGAACAAGATCCAACAAATCCTAATCACCCGCATTACAGAAAGCCTAAAAAAGGACAACAAAATAAATAAATAACTAAAACTAAAATTATGCCTTACGATTCAAGTAATAAAATGAAACCTATGGGACCATCGATGCATAAAGGTGGACCTCATATGGAATCAGTAAAACAAGAAAGAAGTAATTTACTTCACGATAACCCAGTAGCAAAAGATGCTAGTGGAGGAAGACCATGGATAGCTAAACACTTTAAATCATCAATGGGTTCAGCTGCAAAAATGGGACATGAGTCACCTAATGAAATGGGACACGAATCACCTAATGAAATGGGACATGAAGATTCACCAGCTGAAAAAGCATTAAAAGGTAATCAAAAGAATTTAAACCCAGGTTTAAGAGCAGCTATTGAAGCAGCTCCTGAAATGAAATATGGTGAAGGACCAGAAATGGGACATGATTCTCCAGCAGAAGCGCATTGCATGGGACCTAGAATGGAAAAAGGAAGCGCTTTCCCTAAAGAATTTAGCATTGAAGAAGCTAAAAAAAGAATGGAAGAGAGAAAAAGAAAAAAATAAAACAGTAAGAGAACTGTATAAAACTCAAGTCAAACAATAACATTAACAATAACATTAACATTAACATTATGGCAAACTTTATTAAAATTAAAGCAGTAGACATAGACGGAGGTACAACTAATGGTTCTGATATACTAATTGGTGACATCGTATATGTAGCTCAAGGAGCAGCAGATGGAACAGGTAGTGCAGACACTTGGAACGTTATGACTAGTGCTGGTAAAAGTTATACATTTACTACTACTGGAAAAGGTTTAGAATGGGCTAATCAAGCTATTTCAGCTTGTACAGCTAATCCAGGAGGAGTTGTAGCAATTGTACAGAATAGTACAGGCGTTAAAATATCTGGAATAGCAGGTGCATAACCCAAAAACATTAAACTATGGAATCTAGAGGTTTAGGAGACAGTATAGAGAAGTTTACAACAGCTTCTGGAATAAAAAAAGTAGTTGACAATGTATCAAAAGGTTTAAACATTCCCTGTGGTTGTAAAGGCCGCAGGGATGCTTTAAACAAAATGTTTCCTTATAAAAAATAATTATGGCTTTTAAACTAAATAATCCTCCATATAAAAGATTAACTCCAGTTTATCATGTAGATATGGAAGATGATGTATTAGGAAAAGCTAATAATAATTTGACAATTATAATAAATAAAAATGTTAAACCGGAAATGTTAGACGATGTAATAGCTCACGAAGAAGTTCACATCGATCAAATGAAAAGAGGTGATTTAAATTATGATGATGAAAATGTATATTGGAAAGGTAAGGTATATCCAAGAAGTAAAATGAAAGAGGGCGCTAAAAATCTGCCATGGGAAGCAGAGGCGTATAAAAAATCATGAAGAAAAAATTCAAAGACACAACAGTTGGACAACTATTATTTGGAGCAGCTTCAGTAATTAATCCTACATTAAGTAATGTATTACAAGGTGTAACTTCACCAAAAGAAGCAATAGAAGCAATTACAAAAGCTGATGCACCCGCAGAAGATAAAGTAAAGCTTCAACAAATAATTTATGAACAACAAACAAAAGAAATAGAAGCTATAACTTCAAGATGGCAAGCAGATTCAATGTCTGATTCTTGGCTTTCTAAAAACGTACGCCCACTAGTTTTAGTATGGTGTATTGTTATATTTTCTTTTGCAGGTATATTAGATAGTGTAGAAACAATACCATTTAATATACATGAAACATGGAATGATACGTTTGAAAAAGTAATGATGGCTGTAATTTTAGCCTATTTTGGCGGACGTACAACAGAAAAAGCAAGTAATATATTTAAACAAAAATAAAAATGGCAAACTTTAAATTTAGTGACAGTTTTATGGGTAAAGCCCAAACTTGGACACCCACTGACACCATAAACACTTTACCAGCTTGGGAGTTTATGAATCAAACAGGTACATTAGGTACTTTTTTAGCTGGATCTGTTGTTTACGTAGGAGCAGCAGGTAGAGTAAAAGTAATCGTAGCTGGAACAGTTGGTGCTCAAGATACAGTAGAAGCTTTAGAAGTAACAGCTGGAGGTTCTGGTTATACTGGTGCTACTGGAGTTGCTACAACAACAACTGGTGACGGAAGTGGTTTAACTGTAGATACAACAGTATCAGCTGGAGCAGTAACCGCTGTAGCAATAAACGCTGTTGGTACTGGTTATAAAATAAACGATGTAATAACTGTATCTGGTGGTGGTGGAAATGCTACGTTAAAAGTATTATCTGTAGAGAGTTTACCTCCAACAGCTTCTGATGGTGTAGAATTTGTAGGAGCACAAGCAGGAGCTATTTTACCAGTATTAGTAGATTACGTTGTAGTTCCTTCTACAGGCGCAGCTACTGATTTGATAGTTGGAAGGTAAATAATATTTATATATGTAACTATATACATATATTAGTTAAATTAAATTAAATTAAATTAAATTATGGCAAAGAAAAAAGAAAAAGTAAATAAAATTACTGACGAACAATTACAGGCAGTACAACAACAACAAAGAGATCTTAATCAATCATTAAACGCTTTAGGTGTTTTAGAAATGCAAAGACAAGCTGTTATTGATGCTGTTCATAAATGTCAAAAAGATATTGAATCAACTAAAAAAGAATTACAAGAAGCTTATGGTGATGTCAATATTGATTTAAAAGACGGCACATATAAGGCTATTGAAGAAAATGTCGAGTAGCATTAGAAAAATAAGCATTGGTTCTGATTATAAAAATGATGCAATGCACTATGCTGTTGGCCAACAAGTTTACGGCGGACATGAAATAGCATATGTATTGTTTGAAGAAACTGATAACTCATATAACATTTATATAAGAAAAGGCAAAGAAGTATTACCATGGAAAAAATTTAATTCTAACATGGCAATATCTGTTGAATACGACTTAGAATATTAATGAAAAGTTTATATGATTTTATTGTTAAACCTATTGGTGATACATATAAAAACGAAGTACAAGTTGGTGATAAAAAATTATTAGTAAATACTAAAATTGAGTCATGGAAATTTGTAAATAGGTTAGCAGAAGTTATTGAAGTTCCAAAAGCTTTTAAAACAAAAATAAATAAAGGCGATACCGTTGTTGTGCATCAAAACGTATTTAGAGTTTTTTATGATATGCGTGGTGAAAAAAAGAAAAGCAGATCATTTTTTAAAGATGATATGTATTTTTGTAGTATTGATCAAATATATTTATATAAAAATTCTAAAGGTTGGCACACCTTCGGTGATCGTTGCTTTATTCAACCTATAAAAAATAATAATTCTTTAACAGTAGATAAAGAACAAAAACTTGTAGGTATATTAAAATACGGTAATAGTTCATTAGAAGCGCTAAAAATAAACGAGGGAGACAAAGTTGGATATACTCCAAACGGTGAATGGGAGTTTTTAGTAGATAAAGAACGTTTATATTGTATGAAATCAAATGATATTGTAATTAAATATGAGTACGAAGGAAACGAAGAAAAATATAATCCAAGCTGGGCAAGTAGCAGTTAAAGAGTTAATAAAAGTTGCTAAAGAGCCTATTATAGATTATGGACCTGATATTTCCGCAGATAGACTTAAAAACGCTGCAGCAACAAAAAAGCTAGCTATATTTGATGCTTTTGAAATACTAAATCGTATTGAAGAAGAAAAAAACATGCTAGAAGACAAACCTAAAGTTGAAGAAAAAAAGAAATCTAATTTTAAAGGTTTTGCTGAAGGGAGGTCTAAATAATGTACAAACAAGAATTATATACAGTATTAGAAGATTATATTACACCTAGCACTCTTAAAAAATATAATAAAAATAAGAAGTGGGAGTATGGATATAATAAACAACATGATATGGTTGTTATTAGTAGAGATGGTACAATAGGTGAAATATATGAAATACAAAACCTTAAAATAGCTTTACCAAAAGCAAAAAACGTTTATAAATTTAAAAACAAAAAGTGGAGTAAGTTTGAATATCCTAAAGTTTTAAGTAAAATAAAAACAGTATTTGATTTTAAACAATATCCAGAAGATTTTAAAGAAAGATGGTATGACTACATTGATAATGAATTTACCCGTAGGGAGGAAGGTTTTTGGTTTTATAACAAAAGCGTTCCTACTTACATTAGTGGTACTCATTACATGTACTTGCAGTGGAGTAAAATTGACGTTGGGGCACCAGACTTTAGAGAATCAAATAGATTATTCTTTATTTTCTGGGAAGCTTGTAAGGCAGATCCACGATCCTATGGGATGTGTTACCTTAAGAATAGGAGGTCCGGGTTTTCTTTCATGGCCTCAGGAGAGGTGGTTAACTTGGCAACCATATCAAGTGACAGTAGGTATGGTATATTATCCAAGTCCGGTCCTGATGCAAAGAAGATGTTCACAGATAAGGTGGTACCCATATCAGTTAATTACCCCTTCTTTTTCAAGCCGACCCAGGACGGAATGGACCGTCCAAAGACCGAGCTTGCCTACCGTGTCCCAGCCAGTAAG